AATTTACCTAACGGTAAAAAGAAAGAACTCTTAAAAGAGCAAGTCGATGCAATATTAGATAATCATGCGCACCCTTTACGGGAATGCGTTGATGATGTTCTAAAAATGCTCGTTAAGATCCGTACAGATTTATCATCTGTTCAGACCTCAAAGGTTAACTGGGACAAAGATAAAGACGCCAAAACCAAACTCAACAACATTGTTAATGGAGTTGATACATGGGCTAATCGCCTGAATCTCCTTCTCCGAGCCGTCTAAGCATACTTTTGATCCCTCATTCTTGACAGTGGGCACGCCGCCCTCTGCTAATATTAACCACATCCGAAAGGAGCAGTTATGACACAAGATACACAATGTGTATGGAGTGAATTAGAGAGAGGAGCTAGGCATCGCCTTGTAGCCATTGGTCTACCTCACCAAATGATAAATCCACTTGTGGATTTGACATTTAAGTGGGTCAGATCGAACGGGCCAGAGTGGACTGTTTCCAGGCTGAAAAGCCTGAAAATAGATCTTATCCGCCGTAAGGCGGGTCTCTGTTCGGAAGTCCAGTGGGTTCGCAAGAACTCAAAGGGCTTTCCGTTCGGTGTCTTTGGCTCAGTAATGAGATGGTGTTTAGAACCTGCAAAAGAAAAGTTGACTCGTAAAAGATTCAACTCAGCTTTGCAAGCTCTTAACATTGCTTCCCTGTTTACTAATACAGATGTGTCAAAAACACAGCTGCAGAAGTTTATGGAGGGAGTTAATTGTAAAGAAGACGATGGTTTAACCATTGAATTCCTATATAATTATTCTCATCATGTGATGGGTTTGATTCCCCATCAACAAGTCAGTAGGGGCGGTAACTCATTACTAGGTTATGTAGGTTCCACTGAAAAGTGGGCTCCTATGTTTCATAGTAATAAGCGAGTTCACCAGTCTGATAACATACTTGCAGAAATGCAGTATGCTAATGGACCGGAGAACTACACGTTCGCTTGGGAATACAATGAGCTTTATGCTCCTGTAGTCGCTGGCGTTCGTGGCCCCCTCGAGAAGACCACCGTACAACCTGATAAACATCTGTATGGAGGTGAAGTTCACTTCCTACAAGAACCCGGTTTGAAGTTGCGAGCAATCGCATCTCCTTATCGGATTCATCAGTTGGCACTCAAGCCTCTTGGTGACGCTATTTATGGCGTTGTTAAGGGATTAGAGTGGGATTGTACGTTTGATCAATCGAAGGCAATACCTTGGATCCAGAGATCCTTGTCAGCTAGGAAAACAGTGCACAGTATTGATTTAACTGGAGCTACCGATTACTTCCCTTTAGGGTTGCAACTGGAAACTCTTCGTTCAATCTTTGGTGACCTGCTTGACATCAAACTACTAGAAGAAATATCTCGACTCAGATGGAAATCTGAAGCCGGTGATATTCAGTGGCAACGTGGCCAACCCTTGGGATTATACCCGAGTTTTGGTATGTTTACACTTACCCATGGTCTTGTATTGAGCTTCCTTTTAGGTCGCCCATACAATCATGAGTTCTTCATAGTTGGTGATGATGTCATTATCCTGGATGAAGCCTTGTACATTAGTTATATGGATTTTCTCCGTACAACGAAATGTCCATGGTCTCCCTCAAAGAGTCTTTC